TGGTAAGAGGTTTAAACTCATCCCAGTTTATTTCTTTGTTCAGCATATAGAGTTCAGCTGCTGCGTGAAAGTCAGTTCCGCGAGCAGTTGCTTTCTTTGTGATACGGTTTGCTTCTTCAATACCGACTCGCTTTCTCCAGTCCGCAAATATCTGTCGGTTGTAGAAAGAAGTTACCGATGTGATAGAAGGCACCCACTGACCATCAGGAAGATTGTAAAAGCGGATGCCATTCGTTTCTTTTTTTGTTAGTTCAACGTCACCGAGAAAATTATGATGGGTAAAGTTCATAGATTCAGTTCATTTTTTGCCATAAGATATTCTTTACAGAGTCCAGAACGTACAATGTCTTCTACGCCAAACTCAATAATATCAACAGATGGCATCACTCGGAGAATGTTCATGAAGTCATGAATACCATTCCTTTCATTCTGTTTAACCAAGTCAGTCTGAGTTGCATCACCACAGAACATGATCTTAGTATCTTCGCCAACTCTAGTAATAATACTATCAAGTTCGTGGAAGTTCAAGTTCTGATATTCATCAACAATAATAATTGCTTTATCAAGAGTTGTACCCCTGATGAATGATGTGCTCCAGAAACTAATAGTGCCTTGAGTCTTCAAGTTACCGTAAAGCATTTCAAAGTCTGTCTCCGTGGGGAGAGCAAACATATACTTCACCATATTCTTGTAAGGAATCTGATAGATATCAGACTTGTCCTCGTGGTCACCAGGCAAGAAACCAATCTCTCTGGTTGCTACAAGTGAACGAACAATGTAAATCTTTTCGTAGGGTGATCTCTCATCAAGAACATCCTGCAACGCATTGTAAAGTGTGATGAATGTTTTACCAGTTCCAGCAGCACCGTATGCCACTAGGTTTTTATCATCAGCGTATGCTTCAAATAGTTTCTTCTGGTTTTCTGTAAGGGGATCAATGTCCCTCATCAGGTCGGTATTGATAGGTTTCCGACGCTTCATCTGCTTAGCGGTCAGACCAACTCCGATAGGTTGATCTCTCTTTCTTTTTGCGGGCATAAGTTAGATAGGCTTGACGGTGGATCCTGGGGCTTTGGAGCATTTGTGAAGAACATCGTTCCAACCTGGATGCGACTTCTTCAACTTATCATAGACTTCTCCAATCTCACCACAACCAGGTGCGGTGGTTGGATCACTCCAGTCTCTTTGCCAGTCAGGATTATCCTCTAACCACTGAGTCCATGCATGTACGCTGAGGATAACGTCTTTTTGTTCACCAGTTTCCTTATTAATAACGGGATAAGTTGCCATAGAAATTAGTTAACCACGTAAATATTTATTACCAACCCAGTGCTTCAGAGATAGAAGGGAACTGTTCGGTGAACACACGCTTTGCATCATTAGCAATATCCATGTGCTCCTTCTGTGTACCATTTGCAGAACGCAAATCGATATAATGGATCCATGAGCGAATAGAACCCGTCATGTAGAGTCTTGTGGGTACGGCGAGGGGAAGCACAAAACGCGAACACTCCTTTGCGATTCCCTCACGAATGAGTTCATTGTAGAGGTCCATACCTTCATTAAAGTATGCCTCAATACGTTGCTTTAAGAACTTAGTCTTTTCAGGATCTACATCATCAATAGAGTTCTGACGGTTCTTTTCATCCTGACGACGAAGTTCAGGTACAGGAATACCAGCGTCTAACCAGTTGACATCAGCATACCGTTGTGAGAATTCTTGATATGTGAAGCTACGATGCCGAAGCACTTGAGCTGCTATTCCACGGCTGGTGTTTAGTTCCAGAGTCATGAACGCTTGTTCAAAGATACTCCAGTGCTGGTGCTTAATACAATACTTCAAGAGTCCTGCGAAAGACTCACTCTCCTGGTTTTTTGGATTGCTTACGCGAGCACAATATGCAATGTGCTTTTCAGCATCAGGAGTTACACTGATCAGTTTTACGTTGTTCACTCTGCTTCAATTGCTTCTTTATAAGTTTAGCATACATTACATCCTGCTGGGTATACCAGTCAGGATGTTTTTTTGCCAGTTTAATAATTTTCTTTGCTGCTTTTTTGTCCTTCATTAATCGGGGTATCCGTCGTCATCATCAAAGACTTCATCATAATCTGTGATGAGTTGTTGCCTATTTTCATATTTATAAGCAGTAACATCAGAATACACTTCAGACTCAAGAACATCCACCAAAGATTTCAAGTTCCTTACAATGAGTTTGAGTTTCTCTTTGTCCATAAAAAAATGGGGGTGGTGTGCCCCCATTCTATCAACCTATTGTTAGTAAGTCAATCACTTGGTATAGGTGTGTCCGCGATAAGTGAACTTGCCGTGGACTTCCTTAGGTGCAGATGCAAACTTCTTAGTCACAATACCACGATAGGCAGTGTGATTAATTTGTGCATCATGCAATGCAGACTGCTTTTCAATCTGCTTGCGAATGAGGTTGAGTGTGTTCATGGTAGTCTCCTGAAGTGGGTGAAAATTGAACCTTCTCTGGTTTCCCAGGATCCGTTTTTTCCCGTTCCTTCAGTCGTTTGCGTCCGTCCGAAGACGGATGAACGATCCGTTCCGCGACTTACTTGCGTCCCATGTGGGATGAACGTAGGGTCATTATAACCCTTCATAGATTATATAGTCAAGCAGTTTTGTAATCTGTGTTACACAAACATCCCTTTCATGTTCATGTAGTTCATGGTCTCTTTCAAGGTTCCTCTGAACATACCGATAGAGATCATAGGATACTCTACCTCGTCACCAAACTCATCTCTGAACTGTCCCTCAGTAAAGTGCTTTCCCCGTTCGTAAACGACAACTTCGTCAATGTGAACTGACTTCATGAGAGATGCTGCTCTCTCACATTCTTGACTGCCGTTAGAATAAATTGATGCTTGCATCAGTCTCTTTGCCTCCAGTCTGCGGGTCTGTCTTGTTTAAACCAGTCTGCTATTTCATCAACAGAATCAAAACCAGACCTGTGGGAAGAAGGGTCTGGGTCACCCAAGTTGAGACCATTAAAAAAATCATCTCCTGGGTTCAATGCCGTCCTCCTAGCGAGTCTCAGCATTTCCATGGCACTTGTATTTGCCTTTGCTAATTTGTTTGCCCATATCATATCATCCAAGCTTACTTCTTCACCAGCGACAATCTTCTTACAGATTGCCTCAAGGCGCAAACGATATTGCGTCGAAAGCATACACACACTCCTGCTGAGATATTTATCTAACGCTCTATTACCTGAAGGGTATTGCGTTCAGATTTTAGTTCCGATATTATGAAATCACAACCCAACTGTGGGTCGCAGTCTCCACAAGTGTAAATATCGACTGCTGCTTGTCCTTTCTCAGGCCAAGTGTGAATACTGATGTGACTCTCCGCAAGCATAGCAATACCAGTTACTCCCTGAGGATCAAACTTATGCACTGCTAAGTTAAGCAAAGTAGCTTTACATTCTTTTGTTGCTCTATACAAAAGCATCCGAATGAACTCTTTATCATCAAGGAGTTCAAACGGACAACCCCGAAGGGTAAAAAGGATGTGTTTCATGATTTAGGATCTTCAGTTTGTTTTTTTAACCATTCACGAAATTTTTTCTTTCCTGCTTCTACGGCAGTCCATGGGGCATAGAGTGGGTAAGGATAATCTTTCTTTTTCATTAGTTGAAATTAGAATTCAACAGGACTCTATTATTATGTTGTGCAGGAGCATTACCAGTATGAATATAGTGCCCATCAAAGATTAGCAACCTATTTGCTTTTGGTTCAATCTCTTTTTGCACTGTCAACTTACTTTGATCAATTTCAGTAGATCCCTCAAATTTTTCATTAAAGATAACAGTAGGCCCATCAGAATCATTCATGTAAAAAATAGTAGATACGTGAGGATCTGGACTATCCACATGAGGATCACATCTCATACCACCAGGAGTATAAACTGTCATGTCCAGTCTTGATCGTAGAATATTCTCGCAACCAATACCAGTCTTCATCTTAACCAAAAGGTCAGTTAGAAGTCCTGCATCATAAGTATCAAGAAATTCATTCTTGTTTCTTATTACATGACAGTTGAATCCATGCTTCCCAAGACCTTTCTTTTCAAACACTCCTGCAGTGATGTTTGCTTGATAATACCA